GGAAGAAGACGAGTCATTATGCCCCCTATAAAAAAAAGGAAGTATTCGTAAAAGAACTTAACCGACGTCGTCAATACAAACCAATCAACGGGCATTTTTGGGTGGAAGCTGATGGGGAAATCGTCGACCCCGAATTCGTGGAATATGAATCAGTGAAAAAAATAAATAAATTAACTGATACTAAAATGTATAAACATCTCCCCGAATATAGGAATGAAATGATAAATAAATATATTAATCCCATCTTGGATGCCATCGAATTATCCAAAATGTCCCGTGATGAATTTTTGAATATGATAAGAACAGCAACTGATAATAAAATGTATAAAGTCGATAATTGCCCTGTAAATTGCGTAGTAAAAGTGATGATATTGGAATTACAATATGAAAAAGGCATCGAAACTCGCAAAGATTATAAAATCCAATATGGAAATTTTGGGTGGATGGATAAAAATGGGAATCCATTTTATGAATACGAAGATGATAGAACATACGATGCTTTTAATGATAATACTGATAAAGCTTTTCATACTGCCGTGAAAGAACTTAGAGCAATTTTCAAAAAAAGGAATACTGGAAAACCATTGAATAAAAATGAAAAAAGCAGTTTGATTGCTATGGGAATTACTCCAGAAGATTTTAAGGTGAATAATTATTTGTTTGGAAAAGATTATAAAATTGATGGAGGAGCAAATTTGAATAAAAAATCAAAAATGGGAATTGCTTTTGATAAGACTACAGGAATAAATAAAAATGTAGGGATGAACCATTTACCTGAATTTAATAGGAAAGAAAAAATAATAGAACATCTACGCAATATGAAAAAAGTGAAAGACACAAGGGAAGAATTAAAAAGCCTTGATTATGAAACAAGAATGAAAGCTCAAAAATATTTATTGAAATAAATTATTAAATAAAAAATTAAATAGTAGATTTTTTTTACTTCGTAGATACTTTTAATTACCCATAGTTTTTATGTGTAATGATACAGATGAAGGGTGAATTAATGAAGCAATATTAGCACCATTTTTATCTTGTAATTGTATTTGTAATTGATTTATATTAGTGTCCTCATTAGTAGTAATTTGATTATACATAATATTAAAGCTTTCGTGAAAATGTTGCCCTACAATATCTGCCTGTCCATCAATTGCTCCAATGGGAAATCTTGTTAGTGTATTGGAACTAATGGCACTATTTCTTGAATTAACATTTAATGTAGGGCAATTAACGAATATCTCTGGAGTGGCACTTGAAGCACTAAGCCCCCTTGCTCCTGTAGCTTGTAATACATTATTTAATGATAAATTGCCATTAACTGTATTAGGAAAATGTAATATATCACCTAATCCATTAGGGAAATTCATTCTAACTAATAAATTAGCAACCGATGGATTCCTTGCTGGATTTTCAACTAAACTTGCTTGAATTTCTGTAAGACTTGGTCTTATAACATCTACTGTAAGGGCAGTGGCTGTTTTTGTAAGAACAACTCCATTTGTTAGAGTAATTGTATCACCTTCGACGAAATCACCTGTTGTCGAGCGACTTGGCAATGTAGCACCAGTCATATTAAAACCTGTAGCTCCTCCACTATTAACTGTTGAAATATTTACTGAACCTCCTGTAATAATACCGTGAGTTGATACTTTAGAAGCCATAGTAGAAACACCAACTGTTACACCACTTCCTGCTGTTGTAATATTCCATTGTCCCGATGATGAATCAAGTGAAGCTGTATTAGGTCTTGTTGATTTACCATTAACAAAATGAACACCTACTTTATATCTAACACTACTATTAGGTCTTTTTCTTGCTATGGCATCAACATCAACATTTATTAATCTCCAAGCACTATCATCGTGGGTCGAATCATTATTAACATAATATCTGGCTCGTCTTGATGGATAAACACCTCCAATTGGAAAAATTATTTTAATCCACATTTGTCCTCCACCATCAACGGTGTATTGAGTATCAAATTCTGGGAATTTATTAGTTCCTGCTGAATCAGTCTCTCTAATATGTATTGTATCATCACTTTTAATGTGAAAGCCTGCGAAGTCTGTTGGGGTTGCTGATGGAGTATTCCTGTTATACACACCGCAAAATAAATCACTACCACTTGCTCCAGTTTTAAATATGACTTCACCATATCTAAATGCCCTCGTCGCAGTTGATGTGTCACCTTCTTGGGCGTTCATATCAATTACTCCATTACTTAAAATGTGATTAGCTTCACCTGCGAATATATTACCTGTTACTTTATTATTACCTATTACGGCTCCAATACCACTACTTGTTACACTACTACCAACTTTAATTATTTGATTATTAGCTACAATTGTCTCAACCATTCCTAATTCAACAATAATATTATTACCATCAACTTTTGCGGTGAATTTATTTGTTGCGGGTGGAAATTGTGATGATAAACCTTGTGCTGTTATAGCAGTTGTTAGTGCTGTATTTAATGCTTCAACAAATGGATAAGTTGTAGCACCTGCTTCACCTCCTGCTTTCTTTACAATAGAATAAGTTCCGTTTGGAATTGAACCTTGAATACTATGACTACCTAATAATATCTCGAATGTATCATTTGTGGCATCAATTACTATCTCTCCTGTAATATTAACTGATACTGAATGAACACCAACAACACTGTTTTTTGGAATTATAATGTTTTCATTAAAAATATTGATAAAGTTTGATGCTGTATCAACATCATTAGTGCCTACGCTTCTGTTCTGTGAATTAAGTGTAATAAACATTTTATACTATAGTATTATATTTTTTTTATTTTTTTAAATCTTTTTTTTAACGGTTTTGTCTTGGGTTTTATCAATGGCTTAGGTTTGCTCCTATATGTTTTTTTATCAGGCTTTTTATATACAATCATTTTGCTTATCTTCTTAATAGGCATTATAATATAATAGACTTTTAAAAAAAGTCAAACCCAAAAAAGTAATAAAATATTTATTTATATCTTTCTGGATTCCTTAACATAGCATCACCTAAGGCTCTATGTAATGTAAGAAATGTAATCATATCTGCGTGTTTGTTTGCGAACTCATCTTTCTTTTGTTTTACAACACCTTTTCGCATTTTTTTATCTTCTTGGGCAAAATTAGATACATCTTTACCACTTGGTCTGTATCCAAAAATACTGGGTCTTTTAGGTCTTTTTATATCATCGGGCTTAACCCTTGTTTTATTTACCTTAGGTCTTTTAATATCGGATGGCTTAACCCTTCTTCTTTTTATATCATCAGGCTTAACTCTCCTTTTAACTTTAACTGGCTTTCCCCTATATGAAGCTCCTGAGCGAGTTTTTCCTGCCTGAGGTTTTTTATTTTGTTTTGTGGCAATGGGGAATTTTTCTTTTGTTCCTTTAGGTCTTCCTCCTGTAGATTTTGCGGTGGCTTGTTTTTTTGGTGCTGGATTTTGTTTTTCTGCTGTTCCGTGTGGTCTTCCAAGATGAACCATATTTATATTATATTATAACATAAAAAAAAAATATATTTATTTTATATTTTTAGTAGTTTTTTTTTTCTTCTTAGGCTTTGCTTTAGGAATTACTTTACCTGTATCTTTATCAACTAAGATTTTAGCTTTATTATGTGATTTGGTGAAAGACATTCCTGATTTCATATCCTTTCTCATCATAGACATATGTTTTGATGTATGATGTTTTGAATGTTCTTTTAATTTTTCTACTTGGGCTTTTGTAAGTCCAGCTTTTTTTTTTACAGGTGCTTTTTTAACAGTATGATACGGCATTTATAATTATAAGTTAGATAATTTATTTTTTAAATTTCTTAACTCTTCCTGTTGCCTTTTTTTCTTTCATTGCTTTTTTCTTCTGTGCTGATGATAATTCGCTCATTGTTGTAGGTGTATCTTTACTAATTCTTTTTGTAGGGCGAAAAATATCACCTTTCTTTTTATAGACCTTCTTCCCTGTTTGACTTCTCCAATCTTCCTTGAACCACCTTGTAAGTTTTCCTTTAGCTCTTGAACCTGAATAAGTTCCACCCATTTTTTTATATTCCTTAACTATCTGTGATGAACGATAAGCTGAATGTTTTGGATTCTTGGCAATAACTTTTGCTTTTGCTTTGGCATATAATTTTTTATTCTTGGGTGATGGCATCTTATAATTTTACAACATTTTTTATTTTACTTATTTTCTGTATATCACCCAAGAGTTTCTTTAAGTGATTAGTTAGTTCAATCAGTTCAAAACATTTTTTTTCATAATTATTAGCTTTTCCTGTAAGTTCTTTAATTTGTTCTTCTTGTTTGATTATAATATCAGTCAATTTATTTATATGTTCCATAAATAAAATAAATATAAAAAATTATTGGTCTCTAACATCACTGAAACCAGATTTTAAGTCTAATACTCTAAGAATATCAACAAAAACATTCATCTTAATAGATTTACCTGCGAAGGCAGAAGCAGATGCTCCATCACGAGTGTATCTTATAATAACTGGGGAACTGCCAACTCTAAAAGATGCTCCTACAAGAGTATCACCTGAGTTCTTACCATATTTACCTAAGGAAATACCTAAGAAAGATAATACACCAGTTTGTCCCGATTTAACACAGGCTTTTTCAGCATCACTTCCTGTTAGTGATGTGGCACTGTAGTTTGCTCCAGCAACAACTTTTCTGGCACTTAATACATCAGCATCGGCATCGGCACTGTCTGGGGCTTCGAATACCATAGATTCGGGATACGCATAATATGGCTTTTCTCCTACCTGTGATAATTGGGCATATTGCTTACTTACTGTATCAATATCTCTATCATAAATCAATAAATCATTTATTAATACATTATATTTTTCATTGGGCAAGGCATCACTTCTACTATTACCTTGTGCTTCCTGCTTACCAACACCTAATACCTTTGTCGAACCTGTAGATACGAGTTTTTGAACCATAATTTTCATCAAAGCTTTTTGATTTAATTGTAATGGAATATCTTCAACAACATTGGTTCCTGTAGCAGGGGATAAAGTTCTTTCAATAACGATTGTTTGCCTGAATGGAACAACTATTCCTTGCCCCATTACTTGTTGTTCTAAGGCGGAATCAGTTGCTTCGTCATACTGGATATAATCACATAATAATCTTGGATTACTTATAACAACCTTTTTCTGGGCAGTTGTAATACGACCACTTGAAGCTCCTGTAGGTGTGGCATCATAAAATACTTTATCAAAATTAGTTTCAAAATCAATTTCAATACTAACATCTTCTTTCATCTTAGATAATGGCAGGCTAATATCTTTTAATCCTGAAAATAAATCACTTAAGAACAATTGCGTTTCCCAACCTAAAGCTCCACTACCAACTTTTCGAGTGAATCTTCTATTGTTCCCACACATAGAATCAGGGGCATCTCTACCTAATTCGATTTGTCCTGAAAATGCTTCACTTGCTGTGGATAAATCATTAACAAAAAAATCATTCATTGCTCCATACTTAACATCGTGTATTTCAGCTAATGTATCAGCTTCCTCGAATCTATTATCCATAAACATCTTAGTAGAAGCTTGAGTCTGGCTCATAAGTAATTTTTGCCCTACATATAATCGGCATCTTCTAATAGTATTTAATGAACCTGAAAAATCTTTTAATACTACAATTTGGTCGGTCTTTGTTGCGTCATATCCACCCCATTCAGTTCTCCATACAAAAGATGAAAGACTATCTAATATAGTTGCTTTTTTTGGAATTACGAATCTTGCTGTATTTTGTGAATTTTGGTTGGGTTCTAAAACATCACTTATCATACTCATATCTTGGACTTCATCCTGAACTTTATTTACAAGAATATTTGGCAATTGATTAGGCATACTCATTTTATACTATAAACATATAAAATAAATTTCCAATAAAAATAGATATTTTAAGGCAAAAAAAATAATAATCCTATAATATTTAATTAGCTACAACTAATCCTCCACCCTGATTGCCTGTAATTATTGAATTTCTTGTTAGATAATACGAATAAACACCGTAGGCTTGTGTATTGTTCCTTGAGGCATTATCTGTATCTTCGAGCTTCGTAGAATAATTATAAGCTAAATTGCCATTAACATTTATTCCAGCACCACTGACGGAATCAAAAGATGCTCCTACACCATAATTACCATCTAATACTCCTAATTGACCTTTGGTCGTCTGGGGGCATACGGAAGTTCTTTTAATATCTTCTGGGTTTCTGTATGCTGATAGATAAGTTTCAAGTAATAAAGCTTGATTACAATTACTGGAATTTGTTGGGATTCCTTCATCACTTTCTCTATCATTAACAATATCATATTCATAGGGGAATCGACTGCCATTACGACTAAATCTAATATCACGAATGCCACCAAAATTTTCAAGGGCATTGTTGTTGTATGATAAATTATTTATATGGTCGGTCATAATAGAATTTTGGACTACTGATACTAAACCTTTAAAATTAACTTTATGTGATAATGTTGATACAGTTGAATCAATTACTCCATAGATACTGGTGTATGAAAGAAAATTAAAAGCTGATGCTGGATTATTCCTTGATTGTTGTATCATATCCATTGATTTATATAATAATGGGCAAGTAAGGGATACATCACTAATCTCGTAGTAAGCATCTGCTCCTACAGCACTACCGAATAATACGGCACTAATATTTTGTTGTAAGTAGATGTCTAATCTCATTCCTCCCAATTGTGATAGGTCAATTCCCATAGGTTGGCTCATTAATACACCAGCATTTAATCTCATAGATACATCGACTTGTTTTAATAAAGCTTTTCTCTGTAATTTTTTGAGTGGGTCATTTGCTCCTCCATCAGTTCCTTTACCAGCAGAGTCTTCATTAAAAGAAGCCTTACCTACGGATTTTTGTTCCATATTAGCATTAGCCAAATGGGCTTTTGGTGAAAATAATGCCGAATACATAGAAGCACTTAATCTTGATGAATTATGAATTGCTTCTAAAGTTTGTCCTGTATTAAATCTTAATGATGAAATATAAAGTTGGTCGATTACTGAATTCATACCAGTATTGGCATCAATATTAACATCTTCTCCTAAGGTGAAATTACTTCCTCCAGCTTTGTGGAATGAAATTTTAAAGTTCAATCTTAAATCTTTTGTTTGTAATAATGCTTGTGTATCAGCAATTGTGAATTTTAAAATATTCTGCGATGATACTGGTGAAAATGTAGCGAGATTATTATCTGGGGCAATCTGGATAAATCTTCTTTGCTGAACGGCGACTGAATTACTCATTTTATACTATAAACATATAAAATAAATTTATTAAATAAAAAAAAATAATTAAGAAAATACTTGTAAGCCGTCATTTCTAACAACAACTCTATTTATATGATTACACCAAGATAAACTTTGTAAGTCCACGGATGGCTTTGATGAAGCATCATAATCAAGATAAATTCGAAGCCCACCTTGTGTGGATAAATTCGAGGTTGCCCCATATCTACCGAATGCTCTACCAACTACAAAATTTTCAACTTGTCTTTTAAATGAATTAAATGGAATTGATGAACTCATAAGTGCCTTAGATAATTCGTGGCAATGCTGGGCTGATGGATGGCGAAGTGATTGATTTAATATTGATACATCAACAGGTCTTGTAGGGAATCTATTACCATTACCATCTTGATAATTATAAGTTTCAAGATTTTCAATTTCTCCATTAGCATTGTAATCACTTGTATTATCAACTTTATATGAATTATTTTGAACCATTTTATTAAGTATTGTAAGTAAGGCTTTACTTCGCATAGCATAACAAGGGATTTCGAGAGTTTGTGATGGAATTTCTTTTTTAATTACATTCTTATAACAAGTCCAAGAATTTAAGTCTAATACTAAACCTTGACCTCCTGTTTGTCTTGATAGGGCATCTATGTATTGAGATGGGGGTCTAACAATATTTAAATAAAAATTTGCTTTATTAACAATATATTTTGCTCCAGCATCAACAGCTGATGCTTTTGTTCCACCATTTAAATTAGTTCCTTTTGTAATTTTAACATAATTACCTGTAGCTGTAGAATTACCTGTATTAATTGTTCCAGTTGTAATAGTAATTGTTCCATTTTCATCTTCTGCTATAGCAGTAATTTCAACAGGGGTTCTTGGTGTATCATCACTATCGTGGGGTGTGATTTCCATTCCAACAGCAAATGGCGAATCACCTAAACCTAAAAATCCAGCGTAATCTTTATCTAAGGTGACTGATGTGGCATTATTGGCAATTTGTCCTACTACCTTATGTTCAGCCTTAACATTGGGGTCGACGATTAAAACTTCACTATTTTTTGCGAATCTAATTTCAATTTCAACATCACCCATTGCTACAAGAGGAACAAGTGAGGTGTGAGAAAATAAACCTGTAAGATTTAAATCTAAATAAACATTTGTTGTTTTATTAAAATTAGCACCATCATCACCAAGACCACCTAATCTACCAGCAAATGTAGGGTTGCTTTGATTACCCACCTTGAATGAATTTTGTTGGGATGAATTATTTACCCTTGATAAATCTTTGGCTGAGTGTCTTTGTCTTTCATTAAAAGTTTCACTATAACATTTTTTTAATTGGGCTAAATTATTATATCTATCAATTTGTTCTATTTGAACTCCATTTTGAGATATTTTAATAAATTCTATTAACATATTGGCTCCACAATCATTCGAGAAGGTCATAGGATAATTATTNCCTGTAAGCTGAACCTGTAGTTCTAAGAAGGAATTGGCAGGGTCAAAAAATCCAAGACTTCTGGGAAGCATAAATCGGCATATTTGCCCTTCACTATATTCCGCCTGAGATGTTGAAGGTTGAATAACCGAGAAACTATCAAGAGGCATCGAATTTTGAACTGAATACATTTTTATACATATAACATAGAAAATAATTCTATCATTTGTTTTTGATTTTACTTTTTTTAAAAGTATTACCAATTAATTTTCCTGCTCCAATAATTAGCTGAATTTTTATCATTCTTAGTCAATTTTCCTGCTTTATTTTTTATTCCACCTGACCTTTGTAAGTAATTTTTTCTTCTTGCTTTATCTTTATGTTTCGTGAAATCACTCATAGATGAATCCCCAAAATGAATTAATCTTTTTGCTCCATTTTTCATAACATATACCATTCCTTTTTTACCTTTTCGAGATGATTTAACAGGCTTATACAAGGGCTTATCCTTCCTAAAATTATCCATCCTATATAATAGACTTTTAAAAAAAGTCAAACTCAAAAAAGTGATTAAATTAGAAAAATAATTAGTTCATTCATCATTAACATTCCATATCCTAATACTCCTGTAAGTATGAAAGAATTAAAAACTTCTTCAAATACAATATCA